GAGCCTGATGAAGGTGTTCTTCTCCAGCGAGAACGTCGTCGAGTATGTCCCTCGCGGGCCGGAGGACGAATCCGGTGCCCAGCAGGCCACTGACTACGCCAATCTGGTGTTTTCCTCCGACAACAATGGGTTTATGCAGTCCTATGCCATCTTTAAGGATGCATTGGTGCGCAAGTGCGGGATTGCTAAGTACTGGTGGGAGGAGACTGAGGAGGTCAGGATTGAGGAGTATTCCGGCCTTGATGACCAGACGATCCAGCTCTTGATGCAGGAGGATGCTCAGGTCACGATTGTGATGTCCTACCCGGACCCAGCCATCTCGCAGGAGCAGGTGGCGATGGTTCAAGAGCAGGCCGCGATGGCAGGTGTTGAGGTGCCGCCGCCTCCGATGCTGCACGATGTGCAGGTCAAGCGCGTCAACAAGGATGGCCGCATTCGCGTGATGGCGGTGCCGCCCGAGGAGCTGATTATTGATCGCCGCGCTCGGTCGTTCGAGGATGCTGGGATCATTGCTCACCGCCAGATGCTGACCGTGGGCAAGCTCATCGAGATGGGCTACGACCTGGAGGAGATTGAGCCTAATCTGTCCTCGACGGATCTAGAGACGAACGACGAGTATCTGGCTCGGCAACCTCTGTCTACTGGCCTTGGCGCTAACGATTCGATGAATCCGATGCAGAGGAGCCTCTTGTATGTGGAGGCTTACCTGCGCGTGGACTATGACGGCGACGGTCTGCCTGAGCTGCGCAAGATCTGCTGCATGGGTAGCGGCTACAAGATGGTTCGCAACCTGCCTGCCTCTTACATTCCGTTTGTTGACTTCCCGTTTGATCCTGAGCCGCACACCTCTCCGATTGAGGCGATGAGCGTGTTCGACATCACGCACGACATCCAGGAGATCAAGTCGCAGGTGCTGCGCAATACGCTGGACTCGCTGGCGCAGTCGATCCACCCCCGCACTGCTGTGGTCGAGGGGCAGGTCAACATTGACGATGTGCTGAACAACGAGACGGGCGCTGTGATTCGTATGCGCGCTCCCGGCATGGTTCAGCCTTTGGCCCAGCCCTTCGTGGGCCAGGCTGGGTATTCGATGCTCGAGTACATGGACCAGCTCAAGGAGGACCGCACCGGAATGAGCAAGGCCGCGATGGGACTGAATGCAGATGCATTGCAGTCAAGCACCAAGGCTGCAGTGGCGGCCACGATCAGCGCCTCGCAGTCGCGCCTTGAGCTGACGGCCAGGATACTCGCGGAGGGTATGAAGAAACTCTTTAAGGGTATCTTGTTCCTGCTGACCACGCATCAGGATAAGCCTCGCATGGTGCGCCTGCGCAATCAGTGGGTGCAGATTGACCCGCGTGCCTGGGATGCCTCGATGGATGTGGCGGTGAACATTGGTCTTGGCAATGGCGACACCAATGATCGCCTCCAGACATTGATGATGGTGCTGCAAAAGCAAGAGCAGATCATGGGTCAGTTTGGTCTGGATAACCCTGTCGTGACTCCGCAGATGTACACCCGCACGCTGCAGAAGATTGTAGAGCTCTCTGGCATGAAGGACGCATCGCAGTATTTCCAGATGATCCCTCCTGACTTCCAGATCCCGCAGACCCCGCCCAAGCCGACGCCTGAGGAGGTGCTCGCGCAGGTTCAGGCCGAGTCGATTCAGGCCGACATCCAGAAGAAGGCTGCCGAGCTTGAGCTCAAGCGCCAGCAGATGATGCGTGACGATGACTATCGCCGCGATCAGATGGCGCAGGACTTCCTGTTGAAAAAATACGAATTGGAACTAAAGTATGGCACCCAGATCAGCAATGCCGAACTAATGGCTGCGCAGAATCTGGACCGCGAGGCAATGCGCCAGCAGACTGCACTTGTGCAATCTGCGGTGCAGGCAGCTCAGGCGCAGCCGCAGGCTGTACCTGTCCCCATCAACCTTAACGGAATGGCTCAATGAGTAATGAAGAGGAAGACGTAAAGAGAGGAAAAAAGGCGCAGCAACTACTGGAGGATGAGACTCTGGTGGCTGCGCTTGCGAAGTTGGAGAACGATCAACTCTGGGTGTTCAAGAGTACGCGAGCAGACGAGACGGCCAAGCGCGAACAGTGCTGGTCGATGCTCCGAGCGATTGAGAATCTGCGTACAGAGCTCACAAAGGTGATCGATAACGGCAAGGTGGCGCAGCGCGCCATTGAGCGTGTTCAAAAGAAATAAGGAATCAAACCAATGAATGCACCGACGCCACAGGCAAGTGCGCCATCTGGCCCCCTAAATATGGACCAAGCGGTCCAAGCACTCGCAGCAATACTGCCTGAAGAAGGACAACAGGACGGCGGCGAGACGCAGGAACCACCTACCGAAGAGGAGGAGGTGGTCGCGGCATCTGAGGACGAAACCGAGAGCGTTGCAGACGAGCTCGAGGATGAATCTTCTGATGAACAGTCAGAGTCTGAAGAAGACACCCAGGAGGACGAAAAGCCCAAAGCCTTCACCGTGAAGATTGACGGTAAGGAGGTCGAGGTCACTTTGGACGAACTCCAGAAGGGCTATTCAAGGACTCAAGACTACACCCGAAAGACGCAGCAGGTCGCGGAAATGCGCAAGCAGACCGAGGCCGAGTTAACTGCCATTCGGGCCGAGCGCGAGCAATATGCTCAATTGTTGGGCGCGTTAAGTGAGCAAGTGAAAGCGGCTGCCGAGCCTAAGATCGACTGGGATCGCCTCTACCAAGAGGACCCCATCGAATACGTCCGGCAGCGTGAGGTGATGCGTGAGAATCGGGAAAAGGCTGCGGCTATTCAGGCCGAACAGCAGCGGCTGGCCGAGATCGCGCAGCAAGAGCAGATGAAGGAGATGCAGGCTCACAAGGCCAAAGAATCTCAGGCTCTGCTTGAAGCTATCCCTTCATGGAAGGACCCTGCCAAGGCCAAGGCAGAAAAAGCCATGATGATCGAATTCGGTCAGAAGATGGGATTCACCAGCGAAGAACTTGGCAATATCTTCGATCATCGGGTGGTCTTGGCGCTCCGCAAGGCGGCGCTTTATGACCAGATGCAGGCCAAGCGCCAGGGCATCAAGCCGGTGACCAACAACGGACCAAAACCTGCCAAGCCTGGAGCAGCAGGTCGAGTGTCACAGATGAGCGATGCGGCTCGCGCAAAACAGCGTCTTGCAAAAACTGGTCGCGTCGATGACGCGGCTTCCGCAATTGAACTTCTATTGAGGTGAAAAAATGGCTATCGTGACCAATACGTTCACGACCTACTCTGCAAAGGGTATTCGTGAAGACCTGAGCAATGTGATTACCAACATTGCACCGGAGGAAACTCCGTTCATGAGCAACATCGGTAAAGAGAATGTGTCTAATACTCTGTATGAGTGGCAGACCGACACTCTGGCCGCTGCTGCTGCTAACGCCCAGCTCGAGGGCGATGACGTCACTTCGTTCGACGCAGTGACCGCTACCGTTCGCTTGCAGAACTATGCGCAGATCTCGCGTAAGACGATCATCCTGTCCAACACCGAAGAGGTGGTGAACAAGGCTGGCCGTCGCTCTGAGGTCGCATATCAGATCGCCAAGCGTAGCTCTGAGCTCAAGCGTGACCAAGAGTTTGCGATGCTGAATAACGCTGGCACCACCAGCGGCAGCACCACCGCAGCTCGCACCTCCGCTTCTCTGGGCGCCTTCGTCAAGACGAACGTGGATTTCGACACCACCAACGGCGGCAACCCGACTTATACGACCCTGCCCACGCTGGGACGTACTGACGGCACCGTTCGCACCTTCACGGAAACCATTCTGAAGAATGTGATCCAGAAGGTTTGGACTGCTGGTGGAACTCCGAAAATCCTGATGACCGGCCCGATCAACAAGCAGCGCGTGTCCGGCTTTGCTGGCATCGCTTCTTCGCGATTCAACATCGACGGCGGTGCGCGTCCTGCCACCATCATCGGCGCGGCTGACATCTATGTGTCGGACTTCGGCAACGTGAATGTGGTTCCCAACCGCTTCCAGCGCGAGCGTGATGCATGGGTTCTGGACCCGGATTACGCGAAGATGGTTATCCTGCGTCCTTACCAGCAGGTTGAGCTCGCCAAGACCGGCGACGCTGAAAAGCGTATGCTGATCGTCGAGTGGGGCCTGAAGGTTCTCGCAGAAAACGCACACGGTCTGGCAGCAGACCTTGTGACTTCTTGATGTAAAGAAGGGGAGGGGCCGGAGCAATCCGGTCCCTTTTAACATGACAGACAAAAAACTATTTGATGTGAACCCCGATCTCGGGATCACCCGCACTTGGCATTACGACGCAGAAAAAGATGAGGCGACCATCCAGACGCAGCAGGATGTGACCGCGATCATTGAGGAGAACAAGGACGAATTCAATCAGGTCGATGAGCGCGCTCGCTGGGGCGAGTGGTCGCGTGTCGCATCTATTCCGCTGAGTCTTTATTACCAGATGAAGGCCGAGGGCAAAATCGACGATCAGGAATACATGAAGAGGTGGTTAAACGATAGTGAAAATCGGCACTTCCGTACAAGGCCGGGCAAGGTATGAAGCACAACTACATCGCGGTCTGCACGCCAGCGCGTGACATGGTGCATACCATGTTCACTTACGATCTGGTCAACATGGTGTGCTTTCACACCCTGAACACGAACGACGCTGTATCGCTCAAGATCAGCGAGGGAACATTGATCGCCAACCAGCGCGCCGAGCTGACGCTGGACGCAATGCGCGAGGGATGCTCGCACATCCTGTTTATTGACTCCGATATGCGTTTCCCGCAGGACATGATCTCGCGGCTATTGGCGCATGATCTGGACATCGTGGCGACCAATTGCGCCCGCAGGCGTATTCCCACTGGGCCTACGGCTCAGGTCTATAAGCCCGACGGAGAGCGCGAGCTGGTCTGGACAATGCCAGATGACACCGGCCTGAAGGAGGTTCACTCTGTCGGCATGGGCGTCATGATGATTAAGGCAAATGTTTTCAAGGCATTGTCAGAGCCGTGGTATGAGACGCCTTGGCGGCACGATAAGAGAGGCTACATCGGTGAAGATGTGTTCTTCTGTAGAAAAGCACGCGATGCTGGATTTAAAATCTGGATAGACCAAGATGTGTCAAAAGAGATCGGGCACATCGGGATGTTTGAATTCAAGCATGACCATACCTGGGTCATAAAGGACCTGGAGAAGGAAAAGGCGACCTGATGGCTTTGACGACCTACAACGAGCTGAAAACCTCGGTCGCTGACTGGCTGAACAGGACCGACCTGACGGCGGTCGTGCCCGACTTTATCTCGCTGGCCGAGGCGCAGATTGAGAGGACGCTGCGCACCCGTCAGATGATTGTGCGCGCCACGGCCTCGATTGATACCGAGTACAGCGCGGTTCCTGCTGACTTCCTTGAGACTAAATCAATCAAGCTGAACACCAACCCTGTCACGGCTTTGGCCTTTGAGTCGATTGACGCGATGGATCAGCTCAAGGCCACGACCTACATCGCCTCGGGTAAGCCTCAGTATTTCAGTATCGTCGGCGGCCAGATCAGGGTTTTGCCGGTGCCTGACGCGACTTACACCGCCGAGCTGACCTACTATGCAAAATTGAGTAAGTTATCAAGCACCAATACAACAAACTGGCTTTTGACGCAGGCGCCGGATGTGTACCTTTACGGATCGCTGATGCAGGCGGCTCCTTACCTCAAGGAGGATGAGCGCATTACGGTCTGGGCCAGCATTTATGCAAGAGGGCTTGAGGAATTGCAGATTGCAGATGATCGCGGCGCAACGTCTGGCGGGGCCATAATGATGCGTGCCAGGACTTTCGGATAAAGGAGTGCAATAAATGTCATCGTTCACCGACTACACCGAGAACCTGGTTCTCAATTGGCTGCTCACCACGAACAGCGCCACCCGACCGACCGCATGGTTTGTCGGCCTGTTCACTTCTGCCCCGTCTGACACTGGCGGCGGCACCGAGGTCAGCGGCAGCGGTTATGCACGCGCTTCGACCGGCACGATCAGCGTCTCTGGCACCTCGCCCACGACCGCAACGAATGCCGCTGCGATTGAGTTTGCTGCGGCTTCTGGCGGCAACTGGGGCACGATTGGCTGGGCGGCGATCTTCGACGCATCGACCGGCGGCAATATGCTGGCTTGGGCAGCCTTGACGACATCGCGGACGATCAACGATGGCGACGTTCTGCGCATCCCGGCTGGCGATCTGGACGTCACCTTGACCTGATGCCATGCCAGCTTACGGCGTAGGCTCATACGGCGTCGGGCAGTATTCTGATCCTCGAGTCGGTTATGGATATGGGTCCTACGGCGTAGGCAACTACTCGCGGGGCACGTTCCAGCCTGCCCTGACGATTGCGGCCAGCTCCACTGTATCGGCAGCCGCGATTCGCTATGCCATAGCGGTCATCAATGCTCAGGCCGCCTCAACTGTTGCGGTGGCCGCCACGGCGGTCAGAAATGCGTCGTTTAGCGTTTCTGCGTCGTCTTCTGTTTCTGTAAATGCACAACGTGTCTCAGATGGCGCATTTACACCTGCCGCAGAATCTTCTGCCAGCGTCAGCGCCCTGCGATACGCCATAGGCGCGGCCACCTCTGCAAGCACTTCTTCTGTCAGCGTTGCTGCACTGCGGTATGCGATAGGGGTATTTGAGTCTGATGGCGTCAGCGCCATGACGGTCAATGCTGTCAGGGTGCCGCTGATAAACATTGTCATCGACGGCTGGGCCGAGATGACGGTCAGCACCAGCGTCATTGTCAATCAGGCGGTGACGATAAATGCTGAGTCAAGCATGGAGGTCGCGGCGATCAGGATTCATCCTGGTCTGATTGAGGTTGTCGCAGCCTCTAGCATGAGCGTAGATGCTGTCCTAAAATGGGCAACAGAATCCGACACGCCGGAAACCTGGACAAGTATCCCAGATCAATCAGAGATCTGGACTGCGGTTTCTGATGCATCGACGAGCTGGGCTCCGCAGAGCGACACGCCCGAGCCCTGGACTCCGATTTCCGAAAACTCCGAAACCTGGCAAATTGCCGCATGAGGTGAAAGATGGCCGATACAACTACCACAAACCTGCTCCTGACCAAGCCCGAGGTCGGCGCTTCCACCGACACCTGGGGCACCAAACTCAATACCGATTTGGATACGCTTGATGCCATCTTCGCATCAAATGGAACAGGGACATCTGTTGGACTTAATGTCGGATCTGGCAGGACATTGGCAGTTGCTGGAACGATGGCCCTTACTGGCAACATCACAGCCAATGGAGCTACGATCAGCCCGACCGAGCTGTCGTATCTTGACGGTGCGACATCCACT